ATGAAGAAGGCAGGTCGGGGACGATGAAACCAGGACTCTACGCCAACATCCAAGCCAAGCGTAAGCGTATCAAAGAAGGTTCAGGCGAGAAGATGCGTAAGCCTGGTACTAAAGGTGCGCCTACAGCAAAAGCATTTAGGGAAGCAGCAAAAACAGCCAAGAAGAAATAAATGGTCAAAAAAGTCTATCAGAATCCTCAAGGTGGTCTGAATGCAAAAGGTAGAGCCTATTTCAAGCGTACTGAAGGCGCTAATCTCAAACCGCCGGTATCCGCAAAGCAGGCATCAAAGTCCCCAAAAGCAGCGGCACGAAGGAAATCATTCTGTGCTCGTATGTCAGGTGTGCAGGGACCGCTTAAGGATGAAAAAGGTAGACCAACAAGGAAAGCCCTAGCACTAAAGAAATGGGACTGCTAAATGGCAACTACATACTTACAATTAGTCAACGATGTGTTGACACGACTGCGTGAAGCAACGGTTACTAACGTATCAGATACAGACTATAGTGCTCTTATCGGTAAGTTAGTCAACGATGCTAAACGTGAAGTTGAAGATGCTTGGGACTGGGAAGCACTGGCGGCTACCTACACAATTACCACATCCAATGGTGTTACTTCTTACGCTATTACTGGTGCTGGAGATACTTCTCGCATTCATCGTGTGTATAATACTACTAACCGCCTTTATTTAGAAGAGAGGCCGCACGAGTATTTTATCTCCAACATTGATCTAGCACCGCAGACACTGTATGGCATACCTTCTTACTATGCCACAGATGGTCTTGATAGCAGCGGTGATCTAAAGATTCAGATCTTCCCTGTGCCAAACACAGCCTATACTATTAAAGTTGATGCCTATACTCCAGAGGCAGAACTAACTACTAATTCTAGTTCAACTAAGTTGCCAAAAATGCCTATTGTAGCACTGGCATGGGCTAAGGCTATTGAAGAGCGTGGAGAAGACGGTGGTGTGAACGTCAGCAGTCAGTACGCTGTTGCCAAACAGGCACTGGCAGACAGGATTGCTGTAGAGGCCAATCGCAGGCCAGATGAGTTCTCTTTCTATTCAATATAATGCCGAACAAACCGCTACAAGCAACATCGATTACAGCACCAGGATACTTCGGACTTAATACTCAAGATTCTGGTGTTGATATGAGCAGTTCCTTTGCTTTGATAGCGAGGAATGCTGTTATTGACCGCTATGGTCGTATTGGTGCTAGGAAAGGCTGGAAGTATAAAACCACATCTGGTGGCACATCGTCAACGCCAGAAGCGATGATAGAGTTTGATAATCACGATGGCACCTACACCATCATCAGTGCTGGTAACAATAAGTTATTTACTGGTGAGACAACGATGACAGAGGTGTTTGTTCGCAACACTGCAAACACTGCTAACCAGACTTATACGATTACTGGTAATAACTGGCAGTTTGCTCCTGCACAGTACAGCAGTGGGTCTAACGCTTCTGCACACATGGTAGCAGTGCAGGAAGGCCATCCTGCTCTGATGTACCATAAGTTACCTGTTGGCGGCGGTGGTGGAGGTGCTCATGCTCATACGTCTGGTTTTGGCTTTCAGCGCCTTGGTGATGTTGGTAACGTACCAACTGGTTTCACTGTTACTACTTTTACTCCAAGTTGTGCATTAGGCGCCTTTGGTAGGATGTGGCTTGCCAATACCGGCAACAACAATAAACTTACTGTATACTACAGTGTGTTGTTAGATCCGTCTGACTTTACCGGCTCTGGCTCTGGTGTCCTGAACCTGGAAAAGGTTGTTCCTGGCGATGACAGGATTGTAGCATTAGCGGCGCATAACGACTTTCTGATTATCTTCTGTGAAAAGAATATCGTTATCTATAATAATGCCTCAAATATATCAAGTATTGCTTTACAAGATGTCATTGTTGGTGTAGGATGTATTGCTAGAGACTCTGTGCAGAGTATTGGTACAGATGTGCTGTTCTTGAGTGCTACTGGTGTTCGTTCTTTACAGCGTACTATTCAGGAGAAGTCTGCACCAGTTAGGGATATCAGCCGTAACGTCCGAGACACGCTCTTGGACTACTTGCTGACAGAAGATACAGACAAAATCCGCAGTGTTTACTATCCTGCTGATGCTTTTTACTTGTTGACGTTGCCGACATCAGGCTTTACTTATTATTTTGATTTGAGACAGTTCTTGCAAGACGGTTCCGCAAGAGCAACTGTATGGGACAGCATTTCTCCCAAGGGAATGTGCTCTACCCATGATCGCAGATTGCTATTGGGGAAGCCGAATGGAATTGCTCAATATATTGACTATAACGACAACGCATCAACATACATCTTTTCTTACTATACTCCTTATCTTGACTTTGGTTCACCGTCTGTAATCAAGATGCTAAAGAAGATAGGTATTGTAACTGTTGGTGCATCATCGACTACATTTGATATTAAGTGGGCTTTTGATTACGCCACTAACTATAAAGCAGTACAAGTAACCACTCCTTCTGCTGCAGTTTCCGAATATGGTATAGCAGAGTATGGTATTGCTGAATATTCTTCATCTATTGTACTAGAAAACTTAAAAAAACAACTATCTGGTAACGGAAACGTGGTCCAGATCGGTGTCGATGCTGAGGTAGACGGATACCCAGTGTCTATTCAAAAACTTGACATTTATGCTGTTACTGGAAGGACAATATAATGAGTAACTATGTTAAGACTACAAACTTCACAGCAAAGGATTCGCTGACTACCGGCGATCCTGCTAAAGTTGTTCGTGGTTCTGAAATCGATACTGAGTTTACTAACATTGCTACTGCTGTAGCAACAAAGGCTGATACAGCAAGTCCTACCTTTACTGGCACTGTCACTGCTGGCACTGTATCGGCTGGCGCAGTTACTGTAACCAGCCTTACTAATAGCGGCGACTATACTGGCACCATCAGCGGAGGTACTTACTAAATGGCTACTTTCTCCAATGAACAAATAAGAGAGTATATTGCCAATGTGCAGGCTTCTGGAGGCACCAATGCACAGATTGCACAAGCAATGGATCAGTTTAATGTTACTCCTGCACAAGTAGCCGCTGCTATAAATGCCCCAGTTGCTGCAGTTCAGTCTGCATACGATATAGCAAAAGCCCCAACAGCGCCTGCGGCAGCGGCCCCTGCTGCGCCTGCAACACCTGCTGCGCCTGCAACACCTGCAGCGCCTGCAACGACTCCTGCTACTGGCATGATGTCAGGTGCTATGGCTCCAGTAGCACAAGCAATTGCTGCGGCACCAGCACAAGCAGCACCTACTAGAGCCTTTGCTGTTGACTTTGTTACAAACTTTTTAAAAGATAATCCTAAACTGACAGATACGCAAATTGCTGATCTGATGGATAAGTACGATGTTGCTCCAGATGTCGTTTCTAACGCTACAAAGTTATCGTTGTCTGATGTTCAGAAACGATATGATGCAGTAAGGGATAACAAAGGAGAGTTTTCTAATTATGTTCCTCAGCGTCCTACCTTTGATACTGTATTTACAAACTGGAACGAATTACACAAAGAAAGATTTGGTACTTATTTAAATCTTGGTAGAACCACAGAGGCAGATGTTGTTGCTCAGGTAAAACAACTAAATGAAATGCTTGCTGTTCAACAAGCAGATTGGGATAAAACATACGGAAACACTGCCACAGCACAGAAACTAAAGACAGAGCCACCGCCTACATGGAATAACGTGTATGCTACTTGGGCAGAGCAGTACAAGAAAGTCTTTGGTACTGATGTGCTTGATAGGCCTTGGAACTCTGATCCTGATGCTATCCGTCAGAAGCAGGAACTAGATAATGCCTATGTTGCTGCCTTAAATGCTTATAACGCTAAGAATGGCACAAACCTTCGTCCAGATCCAGCAGTTCTTGGTGAGAATGTACAGCCCAATGCAATCTTTAAAGTAGAAACAAAGAAGCCTTCAGTACTAGCCTCTGTTGCTCCTTTTGCACTGATGTTAGTGCCTGGAATGCAGGGAGTTGCCGCATCGCTTGGAGCAGCATTAGGCGCTACTGGTGCCGCTGCTACCGCCATTGGAACTGGTATTATTACTGGCACAGCCTCTGGCCTTATTACTGGTAATGAAAAGCAGGCTATTATTACTGGCCTTACTGCAGGTGCTGGTAATTATTTAACTGCTACTGGCGTAACTGGTAACCTTCTTAATAGCGTTGGTCTTGGTGATCTCGCCACTAAACTTAATATTCCCATAACAGCGGCCACTACGGCAGGCACCGGCGGCGCTATTCCTGGAATTGAGGGTTTCGGTGACGCTGCAGGCCAAGTTGGCGGTGCTTTAGCAGGAGCACCTCCCACGTTTTCTATGACACCTGCAACAGGTATGTTAAATATACCTGCAGCAGCGCCCACAGCCCCTGTTGGTGGCGCATTGAGCACACAACTGGCTAATCAGGCTACTGGCGGTCTAACATCTGGTGTAACACCTCCTACAAATACCGGCGGTTTTGGAACGGGGGTGCCAAGTGTAGAATCTTTAACAAAGTCTTTAATTAGTGCTGGCCTGTCGCCAGGAACCGCTGCTAACTTAGCAGGCGCTACTTTGGCAGGTACTGGTGGTGTAGGTACAGCCGCTACAGGCTTATTAGGTACAGGCGGGGCTGCTCCTATTACTCCTACAGTTCCGACAACTCCGGCAGCACCTACAACACCTGTTGCGCCTCCGGCTGCGCCGACTACGCCCACAACACCGACTACTCCGACTACTCCGACAGGCCTACCGAACATTCCTTTGACATCTGTTCCTGGGTTATTGTCTAGTCTGAATAATCTAAACCTTGGTGGTGCTGTTGGTGCTGGCATAGATTTTGCACAGTTGCAAGCACTGCAGCGTGAGGCTACTGGCCTTGGTCGTGAACTGGCCGGAGAAGCCGCAGCAATTGGTCGCCAAGGCGCTATCCCGTTTACGCCATATACTGTTACCACAGGCGCTGGCGTAGGCACTGTAGGCCCAGGAGGGGCCACAGCGGTCACTTCTCCAGAGATGCAGGCTTTACGTCAGCAGCAACTAGGACTGGCTGGTCAGGCCTTGACTAGTGTACAACCGCAGAAAGCCGCTGAAGCACTTTTCCAGAGGTCTGAGGCATTGGCTGCTCCAGGCCGTGCTCGTGAGCAAGAGGCGCTGTTGGCAAGTCTTCGCCAGCGTGGCTTACTTGGCTTTGGTGTAAATCAGCCTACTGTCGGTGGAGAAGTTCGTCAAATTAGTCCTCTGATGGAATCGCTCTTGTCTGCACAAGAGACTGCTCGTGCTCAAACTGCACTGCAAGCACAACAGTTTGGTACGCAAGAGGCTGCAAGACAGGCTGCTCTCGGTCAGGGTCTAATTGGAGGCGCTCAGGCTATAGATCAGCAGACGCTAGCGGCTCTTAATGCTGCTTCTGCTTTGGGCCAACAGGAAAGAGCCATTGCCAGCCGTAATGCGCTGTTACAGGCTGAATCGGCTTTACAAGGCCTACAGATGAGATCTCCGTATGAGCAGTTAGGGTTGCAGGCTAGGGGAACTGCTTTGGCTGGTGTTGGTGGTGCCGCTAGGGGTATGTTTGGTTTGCCAACACAGACTGGTAATGTCTTAGGCAACTTAACTCTTGGTCAACTATTTGGTGCTAGGGCTGGAACAGCGCCATCTGGACAAGGAACTGGGCCACAATACGGTTATCAAGACTACGGTATTTTCTTCTAAGGAATAGATATGGCGAACGTGATGCAATCTTTATTCGGACTGACAATGGGGCAGCAACAACCTGTAGCGGCTACTCCATTGCAAGCCTATTCTGGCCTAATTAGTGGCACTGGCGCTTCTTTACAGCAGAATATTACTAGCGCCTTTGGTCAACAAACACCGCAACAGGCTCTTAGCAGCATTATTCAGCGTACTCAGCAAGAGGTTGATCTTAGTACGACAGAAGGACTAAATAAGTTAGCAGACAATTTGAACCAGTTGCCACAGTTTAGTGGTATTGCTTTGGCTATGCGGCAGGAAGCCGCTAAGTTAGGACAAGAACAAACTAAATTTAGTTATGACATTGCTGCTAAAGGCGCTGAAATTACAGAAAGAGGCGCTAGAACAGCAGAGTCTGAAGCAAGAGCAGCAGAATCTAAAGCAAGAGTAGCAAAATTAGAATTTGCTAATACTCAAGAAGAAAACCTAAGAACGGAATTGTCTAATCTACCTGCTAATGCTTCGGAAGAGCAAATTCTTGCTGTGTATCGTAGATATGGCTCTGCAGATCAACAAAGCAGAGCAATTCAGGCTTCTTTAGACAGACGCGCAAGATTAGCAGAGCAAAATAGGATGTTGCAACCAGAACTCAATAATAACGGTGTTCCTCAAGGTCGTGTAGATGCTAAAGGAAACTTCTTTGATAACTCTGGTCGTAAAGTAGCATCTAAAGAGTTTGTAGATGCGGAACAGTCTCATAATACTGCTTTGGATCTTTTGTTAAGTTTACGCCAATTAACAGAAAAAGATATTAATAACGCTTTTGGTTCTTTTATTGATTATACTCAATCCGACCCAGCAAAGTTTGTTGGAGGTCGCTTTTCACCAGAAACACAAAAAGCACAATATCAGATTAATAACATTGGTGTCAAAACAATCTTAGAAAACCTACAGAAACTTAAAGGCGCTTCTACTGATAAAGAAATGCAAAAAGTTGCTTCTACATTCCCAGGCTATCAAGCCAGACCAGAAGTTATGAAACAATGGATAGATGAAGCAATTCAAGTTACTAATAATTTCTTACGCCGCAGTGAAAAACGGTATGGTTTTGATACAACTTATGAAGCAGAAAACAGATTTGGTACAAAAGGACCAAAACAACCATCTGCAGCAGAAGTTCCATCTGCGCCGACAACGTCTAAGCCAGCAGCACAAACTGAAAGCGCACAGGGCTGGAAAATTTTAAACGTAAGGTAAAAAATGGCTACATACACCGTTCAAGCACCAGATGGAAAGACAATTACTGTAGAAGGACCAGCAGGTGCTTCTCAGGACGTAGTAATTGCACAAGCACAGCGCTTGTATGCGGAACAAGAAAGGCAGCGTCTTCTTTCAATGCCTTATTCTGAAGTTGTCGAAGGAACTGAAGGAATTCAAGTAGAACAACCAGCACAAATTGGACCTGTTGGCAGGAAAATTGTGGGCGCTGTAAAAGGTGCTGTTGTTGATCCTATTGAAGCAGGTATACAGTTATTTGGTGGAGAAGAAGGCCGCCGTGCCGTTGCTGAACGTGAGGCTTCGTATCAGGCAATGCGACAGCGTTTAGGAGAGGAAGGATTTGAAGGCGCACGTTTAGTTGGTCAAATTTTTAGTCCAACATCTATCGGGGGTGCTGGGGCAGGTATAAAGGCCGCAGAAATTGCTTCTAAATGGAAAACATTTTTAGGAGGTAAAGTTCCTACTGGTGTTGCTGCTGGTGCAGGGTCTGCTGTTTTACTGCCTGTAACCACCCCTATGGAAGAAACTGATAATTTCTTTTTAGAAAAGGCCAAAGACGTTGGTTTTTCTGGTCTTGCTGGTGGTGTCATTTCTAAAATTGGTGCAGCGCTTACACCAGAACTAAAGGCAGGTGCTAGGGAACAAATGGCTGCTGGTGTTGCTGTTGCCCCTGGTCAGGCATATGAAGGTGTTCCTGGTTGGGTATTTAGACAGATGGAAAGCATTGGAGTAGGGCCATCAGAAAAAGCAATTAGAAAGTCTTTTACACAGTCTGCCGCTAATGAAGTTTTAAGCAGTATTGGCGAAACACTTCCAAAAACAGTTAAAGACGGTATGCAAGCATCTGGCTATGTACAAAGGCGTATAAGTTCTTTTTATGATAATGCTTTTGATGAACTAGGAGATGTATTACCAGACAATCAATTTGCTAACGATATTAGCAATGTATTATCCCGTGCTTCCGATGAGTTATCTCAAAAAGCAGCCACAGCATTTCAAAATGAGATAAGAGCAAATGTAATAAACAAATTTAAACTAGGACCAGCACAGCCTGGTGCTTTAGTTCCTGCTGGTGTTACAGAAATTCCTACTACAACTGGTTCAAGATTAAAAGAAATTGATAAATATTTAAAAGACCAGATTCAAAAGTATAGCAAAGGCACCGATGCAGATAGTCTTGCTAGAACAGCAGGTTATGAAGATATGCTGAACGCTTTTAGAGCATTTACAGGACGTGTAGATACAACTGGACTTATTGCTAAAGCAGACGATGCTTGGGCTAAACTGTATAGATTTGCAGATGCTTCTAAAAAGGCCTTTAAAGAAGGTGGTGATTTTTCTGCAGAACAATTAGCGCAAGCAGCAGTAACGCAAGGAACTACTTTACAGGCAGGTGCTGGTGTTGCCCCAATGCAACAGTTTGCACAACGTGCAGTAGAAGTAATTGGAAAAGACAAAGATGTGCTTCCTCTTGGCTACCGTCAAGCCGTTATCGGCAGTAAACTTGCAACAGGAGCAGCATTGACAGCATTTAGCCCATCAGTGGCTATTCCTATTCTTGTTGCTGCTGGTATATCTTATAAAAGTGCTCAACAGTTAATGAAAGAGCCTTCTAAAGCACGAAAAGCAGTTGAAGCAGCAATTCAAAAGATTGGTCCAAGAACCGCAGGTGCAATAATGTTTGCACAACAGCAGCAACAACAACCAGAATAATAAACTATGTCCGATCCAGCCGCAACCGCTAGGGCTGCGCTAGGAGGCATCAAAGAAGCCGTTGCTGTAGGCCGTGAAATAAAGGAAACAGCAAAAGAAGTAAATGCTTTCTTAGACGAGGAAGCAAAGGCTCGTGTTGCCTGGAAGCGTAAGCAACAACAGATTGAACGCCGTGGCGACATGATGTTCGTCAACGCCTATGAAGAATACAAAATCATCAGGCAGATCCGTGAAGCAGAGGCAGAGATGTATCGACAGATCGAGCAGGAATATGGCAGATCTGCTGTCTCTGAAGTCAAGTCGCTAATCACTCAGATGCGTAAACAACACCTAGAACTCAATGACGAGATGTATCGCAAACGCATGGAAACCAGACGAGAGATGATGTGGCTTTTGTTGGCATCTTCTGTGGTGTACGGAATCTTTAAAATGATGGGGCTGATGTAATGATTACACTGTTATCGACACTAATATCCTTCCTTATGGGCGGTATGCCCAAGATCCTTGAGTTCTTCCAGGATCGGTCAGATAAGGCACATGAACTTGAACTGGCACGAATGCAGACTGAGCGTGAACTGCAGATGTTGGAGCGTGGCTTTGTGGCACAGGCTCGCATAGAAGAGATCAGGACAGATCAGGTGGCGATGCAGACAGCGGTGCAGGAAAGAGAAGCACTGTATGCACACGATATTGCCATCGGTAAAGGTGCATCGCTGTGGGTCACCAATCTTCGTGCTTCTGTAAGGCCGGTGATTACCTACGGTATGTTTTGTATGCTTCTGTTTGTGAACATCTTTGGCTTCTTTTACGCATGGAAGACTGGTGTGCCTTTTGATGTGGCTATGCAGATCCTCTGGGATGAGGACAGTGCCATCATCTTCTCATCGGTGATTGCCTTCTGGTTTGGCACACAATCGTTTAAGAAATGAAAGTCTCTAAAGAGTGCATCGACATGATCAAGCATCATGAAGGTGTCCGTACTCGTGGGTATAGGTGTCCTGCTCTGCTGTGGACAATCGGGGTAGGCCACGTTATTGATCCTAATCACATAAAGGTTCCTCTTAATGAACGAAAAGACTTACCAATCCCACCAGGATGGGACAGAACCCTTTCAATGGCAGAAGTCGATGACA